AAAAATTATCTAACTGATAGAGAAAAAGCGGCTGATAATTTTGGTGCTACTAATTCTGGTAAGGATATTATTAGACGCGCTCAAACAGCGTTTAATATTCCCGAAAGACGGAATGTCGAAACTATTTGGGCCAATTTAGCACAGTATATTCTGCCTCAGCAAAATGCAAAGTTTTTTAATAACCAGATTAAAGGAGTGCTAAAAAACCGCAATATATATAGCAATGCTGCGCAAATTGCTGCTAGGGATTTTTCTGCTGCTCTTCATGCCACTATAACCAGCCCATTGACCAAGTGGAGTAAGCTGCGCTTTAGAGAAGACCATCTTAATGAAATTGATGACGCGAAGCGATGGCTAGATGACGCAACAGACGCTATTCACTATGCACTAGCAGATTCTAATTTTGATACAGAAATTGGTACTGGATATGACAGTTTAGGCGGTCTTGGAACTATGGCCGTCCTTGAAGATGAAGTTTATGATGATGCCGGCATGTTTAAAGGAATTAATTTCGTATGCTGGCATTTATCAGAAATAGCTTATCTGGAAAATAAGTTCGGGATTGTCGACCATATTTATCGCAAGTTTAGATTTACCATTAAACAAGCCTATGAGAAATTTGGCGATGTAATAGGGCAAGATGTTTTAAATAGAATGAAAACCAATCCTTCAGAAGAGTTAGAATTCTATCATTGTGTCTACATGCGCGATAAATCGGAAGTAAAAATAAATAAACTTGGACAAGCTAAACCAGAAAATAGGCCGGTTGCTTCAATTTATGTTATGACGCTTGGAAGTAAAATAGTTAAAGAAGACGGGTATTATGAGTTTCCAGTCTTTGTGCCCAGATGGCAGACATTGCCAGGAGAAATATACGGGTTCGGGCCGGGGCATATAGCTCTAGCAGATGTACTTACTTTAAACTCTATTCGTTTTGAATTATTAAAAGGGCTAGCTAAAGCGGTTAATCCTGTTCTATTTTCCGAACAAAATAATCTTATTACAGGCGATATGCGCCCCGGAAAAGTTGCTACAGTTAGAAACATTAATGGTCTTAAAGAAATTATTACGCAATCGCGATTTGATATTGGGTTTATGGAGACAAAAGACCTGATAGCAGCCATCCGGGCGGCGTTTTATATTGATAAATTACTACTACCCCCTAGGACAGAAACAGGAGAGCAAACAGCCTATGAAATTCAACAGCGCATGGCGCAGAATCAGATTGTTCTAGGGCCACCTCTAACGCGACTTAATGTAGAACTACTTAAGCCTTTAGTTATTAGGACGCTGGCCATTTTACAGAGAAATAACATTATTTCTCCGGTACCACGATCTGTTGCGCGGGCTTCTAGGGCAAAAGTAGTCAATAAATCTAAAGAGATTGACTATGATATTTCTTTTGTAAATGCCTTTGCTCGCTCTCAACAGTTGTCAGACATTCAGAGCATTACAGCTTGGCTACAAGAATCTGCTACTGTGGCCCAATTCAAACCAGATGCACTTGATCTTGTCAATAGCGATGAAGTTGTTAAGACATTAGCAGATATTCGAGATATTCCTAAAACACTTCTGCAGCCCGATAACCAGGTGCAGCAGGCCAGATCGCAAAGGGCGCAAATGCAGCAGCAACAAATGCAGTTGCAACAAGGCGAACAGGCTAGTAATATAAATAAAAATAATTCACAGGCCCAAGGAGGCAATATACAATGAAGCAATCCGATTTGATTCAACTTGTAAAGGATGTTCTTGGAGGTGATCTAGGAGAGAAACTACTAAACGTTCTTAAAGAAGAAACTATTAATCGCCCAAATCTATTTACTAGGGATATAGGCAAACTTAATTGGCGAGTAGGGCAGCTTGATTTAGTTAATAGACTTGTCAGGTTTGTATCTATGGATGCAAACGATCTTGATAAGATTCGTAAGGAGGAGAAGCTTAGGGAGGCACAACTAAAGGCCATTGATGATGTAGAAAAATATTCTAGTTTTAATGAGAATGAATTTGGAGACTTTTTACCATGACTGACGAAACGACTACTACAGAAACATCTAGCGAAGCAACAGAAGCGAAAACAGAATCTCAAGCAGCACCTTCTACTGTTGTTGATTTAAAGTCTTTTATTCCGGACGATTTAAAAGACGATCCAACCTTGGCCAATATTAAGGATATACCATCTTTAGTTAAATCACATGTCAGTGCTCAAAGAATGTTAGGCACAAGAATACCTATCCCTACTAAAGAAGCATCAGATGAAGTCAAAGCAGAGTTTTATAAAAAATTAGAAACAATGCCCAATGTTCTTTCATTGCCCGACGAATCAGACCCAAAAGCTAAAGAAAAAATGACAGCCATTTATACGAAATTGGGCAGACCAGAAAGCCCTCAAGGGTACCAGGTAGATATCCCAGAGGGCGTATCAGTTAATGAGGATTATTTAAACGATGTTAAGAAATTGGCCCTTGATCTTGGCCTTACTAAGTCTCAGTTTAAAGCCCTTACAGACCATGAAATTGCCATTGTCAAAGAATCCCAGGAGGTAATGCGGGAAATAGACGCGTCTAATCGTGATTTTTTAGTAAAGACCTGGGGGAATGCCTATGACACTAATAAGGCAATTGCCGGGGACGTGCTGCAAAAACTCATTGAAAAACACCCGGATCAATTTGCCGAAATGACGGACTCAGATAGAATAAATAGTCCTTTAATTCTTATGCTCGCTGCTGAAATGGGGAGAATGTCCCAAGAAACAGGAACAGTAGGGGCTAGAGAAGGTATTTCCGGAGCCAAAACACCGGAACAAGCCGTGCAAGAAATAGCCGATATTCAAAGTAATAAAAAGCATGCGTATTTCAATAGCCGTGACCCAGGTCATGAAGCGGCTGTAGCCAAAATGAATCAGCTATTTAAAGATGCATATCCTGTACATAAAGAATAGTTGACATATTGTTAAGGATTTGTTAAATTGATACTCATTATCAGGCTAATTATTTGACTTGAAGCTAGTAATTGGCCTTTTGAAGATCCGATAACCGCAAGGCCGGATAACTCAATAAATAGGCAATTCGCGATCCGCAAGGGCAACCTCGATAGCTAATTAGGCTTCATTATTAATTAGTTAGAGGTAGTTTACTATGTCTGATACAATTAACACTGCCTTTGTACAGCAATTTAAAGCTAATCTGGAATTGCTCGTACAGCAAAAAGGTTCGCGCCTATTGCCGCATCTTAATACTGAGAAGATTGTTGGTAAATATACGCATTTTGACAGATTAGGAAGTGGTGAGGCTGCTGAAGTATTATCCAGAAATGGAGATACGCCAGCTCCTTTAAATCTTGCACATACTCGTAGACGTGTGATTTTGCGCACATTTGACGCTGCTGAACTTATTGATCAAGCAGATAAAGTTCGTATGCTTATTGACCCTACTTCCGAGTATGCGACTTCTATTTCTTATGCACTTGGACGTAAAGCAGATGATATTATTCTTAATGCTTTATATGGGAATGCGTATGCAGTAGATTCAAGTGATTCACAATCAACTGTAACTTTGGAAAGTCTTGGTTCTTCTCAGCAAATTGTTGATGAAGATACTGGAACTGCTAGTTCTCAATTAATTGTGGCAAAACTAAGAGCAGCAAGAAAACGTCTTATGCAGAATAATGTCGATATGGAATCTGAGCCAATTCTTTGTGTACACACTGGCCGCGATCTTAATGATGGTCTTTTAACTGAAACAGCTGTAACAAGTGCTGACTATAATACAGTCAAAGCATTAGTGAATGGCGAGTTAATGACCTTTATGGGATTTACCTTTGTGTGGTGTGAACGTCTTGAACAGACCCAACATCAAACATCTGAGAATTATGTTCGCACATTAGTATTTCCAGTCTCAGCCATTGGTGTGGCGATTGGGCGGGATATGAATGTACGTATTTCTGAACGCGATGATAAACGCTATTCTACTCAAGTCTATGGCGCTATGGATATTGGCGCGGTAAGACGACAAGAAGAAAAAGTTGTTTCCATCGAATGCTATAGATAATAGAGGTGACCTATGACAGCAGGTACAGCAAAATCCGCCGAGGTATCCGGCTTTGATTCGATACCAGTCACCTTGCAACAAGGATCAAAGCAAGGCGACGCAGTTCGCTCATACAGGGGCGTAATGACTGTTGCTACGACAAATACTGATGATATCGGCGATATTATGAAAATAGTTCGTATCCCAGCAAATTTGCGTATTACAGGCATTATTTGTTTTAATACAGACTTAGACACAGGATCAAATGCTTTGGCAGCAGATTTGGGTGCATATAATTCTGCAACGGGGGCAGTAATTAGTTCTAATTGTTTTGCTTCTGCTAGTGGGCAACTGGCAGCAGCAGATACCGGCGGCACTAATCTTGCCTTTAAAGCAGGCGGTGCGTCTAAAGTTGGGCTTAAAGCCTGGGAAATTGCAGGGCTTTCGGCCGATCCAGGTGTTGCAATTGATATTGCTTTTACAGTTACCACTGCGGCCGGTACAGGCGCAACTGGCACAATTGTACTAGATGTTCATGGAACATTGGATAACTAGAGGTTATTGGCAATTAATATAGGCCGTGTCTAGCTTAATAAGCGGCGGTCTTTTTATTTGAGGATTCTTGAAATGAAAGATGATAAAAAAGACTATGATAAAGATTATGATGGTTCTAGGGCACCAGGCCCTGTTAATGTCCCAGAAGTAACACCGCTAATAACCCCTTTGACTTATCCAATCGACACAGGAAATAAGCCATCTAATGAAAATCAATAAAGGCATATGATATAACCTATGTTGGGGTATATGGCATGGCAGATAAAATTCAGATTTGCAATTTAGCTCTTAGCAAAATAGGTGCAGCTAGGATAGATAGCTTTAATGACGAAACATCTGCGTCTAACAATTGTGCAGCTATTTATGATTTAGTTGTAGAGGAAACAATAGCCCAAGGCCCTTGGCCTTCTGCGATTAGGCGTGCTAATTTGGCCCTATTATCAGATACTCCAGCCTTTGGATTTGCCTATGCATTTCAGCTACCTACTGATCCAAAATTTCTTGATTTGCTTTATATTAATGAACAAAAAAGGGG